CTATGGGTCGCATGTAGCTAGTGCGGCCTTCAAAACGCTTGTAAAGAACCAGCTGATCAATTACTGATCATGCCACGTTTATTACTCGCTGTCCTATCTGTGATATTTGCAGTAGGACACGTCATTCTACCTCTTCCGCTTTATACAGAGGAGGTTCTCAACGTAGACTTAAGGAGACATGATGTCCTCTCAGAACCAAGCGATGAGCGATCGTCGCAAGATTACTACATCGAGCAAGCGCGCAGCTGAACTTTCAAAGCTTCAATTGCACTTACGCAACACATCTTTCGATAACTATCTTAGGATGATGCGCGAGTTGTTACAGCACTATGAACATATAGAGTTTTGTCGTACCCTCTCCGGATACTTTCGGGGTAAAAGGTATGACTTAGCTCTTAATTTCGCTGATTCTTTGTCCTCACAGTCGTACGAGGACGCAACACAGCATTTCGTTGCGAATCAGTTCTCCCTCTTGATACGTAAGTATGCTTGGCCCAAGGACGCCATTGATTTGGATCCTGAAGCTCAAGCACTGAGGAAGTTCCGACGGAGTGAACGTAAATGTTCGCTAATCAATCGGCGCTTTCAGATTATCGACCAAGGTCGAAGCGCGTATGAACCTATCTTATTCAAAATGAGAGCATTTATCCGATATGTAATCGGGGATGCTCCAGATATGATGTCGATAGTCAAACAGGTGGGGTTTGGTGCAGGTGCCTCTCTAGGTGTACACGGTCAGGCCACGCATATTGCGAAGAAACTTTCGCGTGACGTGTGGTCGTGCACTCCAGGTACGCTAACCTACGCATACTGGGGTCTAATGAACGAGCCGCGTTTGCAGGAATTACTCTGCGAACATCACGGCGACTTCCATGACACCGATGTCGAGAAGGCGCGAGCCTTGTATTACTCGAAAGTGCGTATAGTTACTAATAACAAACTAAGTTTTGTCCCGAAAACTGCTAAGACACACCGTGTCATAGCAGTTGAGCCACTGCTCAACGGTTTTGTACAGAAAGGAACCGACCTCGTGCTCAGAGAAAAACTGAGGCGAATAGGTATTGATCTGTCTGACCAGAGCATCAATCAACGTCTCGCCCGTGAGGGTTCGCTCGTTGATGACGATGACTCGTTCGTGACTATAGACTTGGCGTCAGCTTCTGATTCCATATCTATTGGTCTAGTTCGTTCATTGCTACCCCCTTCATGGTTCATGTTTCTGAATGACATAAGGAGCCCTGAGTATGAGCTTGATGGTATTTGTACTAAATACTCCAAGTTTTGCTCAATGGGTAATGGCTTCTGTTTCCCGCTCGAAACTCTCTTGTTCGCGGCATGCTGCGCAAGTAACGATTGTGGTACTCCCGG